AGATGATGAAGTTGCTGATTATGTCGCCAACCAGAAGTTCAACAAAGTCTATCCTGACCCCGAGTCACCCTCAGCAATTGAATTACTTCGACGTAAGGGGGTGAATATCCGTGAAGTAAAGAAAGGTAAGGATTCGATACAGAACGGCATCTCTCAAATGCGTGAATTATTCAAACAGAATAGGCTGTTTATTCATAAATCCTGTATCAATCTCATCGGTGAATTGGAGATGTATTCGTACCTTGATGAGCGTCCCGAACATAATCCCAACGAGAATCCACAGGATAAGTATAATCACGCTATTGACGCATTACGGTATGTCGTGTCTACTCACACTATCAGCAAGCCTTTCATTCCTCGTCCTTTTCACGATAAAACAATCGAGATTTGGAATGGCAGATAACCATGAAAGATGATCTCAAAATAAGGCACAAGAAGACTGGCAAAGTCGTTGAAACCGAGACTGGAAGTGTTAACAATTGGGATTTGGCTAAGACACAAGCTGAATCTGAAACACATTTGGAAGATGATACGGGGTATGGTGGTGCGGCAATCATTCGTCAGTTCTCTTTCAAGGCTAATCCGCAGACGTTTAAGTACAATCCACCCACGAAACAACAGCTTTTTAATGCTCATTTGAAGCAGATTGAGATATTTCTCATGACTGACGGGCTTAAGATAATGCCTGAAGTGCAACCGCAATTGTCTTTCAATAAGAAAAAGACCGCCTATACGATTATTGTTGGCGCTGTCCCTAGACGCGGTGAAACTCTTACTCAGACACCTAAACTTCTCAAAGAACTGGTATGAACGACGTCGCAAGACCTGAAGGCACAGCAAAACAGGATATTCCCTCGGAATTAAAGAATTTCTATTCTAGGTACGATGAGTCGTTTCAATTCGGGCAGACCAGAAAACGAAGGCAAGTAGCACAGATTGTCCTCCTCAATAATCTTCAAAGGGGTGATGAGAATATTGCTTCAACGCTTTTAATCACGCTCTTTAATCGTATTCTGTCGAACCTCTACGATGACAAGATGCAGGTGAAGTTCGTGCCGAGTGAAGAGATTGACCAGAAAAAGGTTCAATCACTCAATATCTTGGCTCAAAACGACTATCGAGAAATGGATAAAGCCAAGCTTGATTATGACTGGGATTGGGACACCCTTTTCTTTGGTCGCGGTTACATGGAGACGCTTCGTTTTGATAAGGTGCGTAAAATAATGAAACCTGAAGTCATTAACCCACTTGTCTTCGGCTACGACCCATTCTTCGATAACCCAAAACAATGGCGCTATTACTGGAAGTGGATTACGAAATCATGGTGGGAAATTCAGAAACTCATTGATAATGGAACGATTACCGGCATTAAATCACCAAAAGAAATTGCTTCAGGCATTGACCCCTATCTATGGGATTACAAAATCCGACGTGAACAGGCAAAGTTAGTTACTCCACAAGCAAATGACACCTATCAAGGCGATGTATTCCAAATCCTTGAGTTCTTTGGTCACGCCGATTACGATTATCCTGAAAAGGGGATTAAAGCGGGAGATAAATGTATTTACTGGATTGACCGTGATTTTTCAAAGGTTTTGTACTGTGAAAAACTAGACTTACGTGATGCACCTGATGGTAAAGACTCAGAATGGCCAATTGTCGTTAAAGAGGCATTTCGTGAACCTCACTCATCGGTTGTCTTTTCGGTGGCTGATTTGCTTGAGGACAAGCACCGTGCTCGTTCCGTGCTTCTAAACCTTGCTTTTATTGCCGCCAAAGATAAAGCAAACCCGTTGTATCAATATGTACCTGAAAAAATTAAAGATGTAAGCCAGCTTTTCAACCGCCAGATTTCACAACATATTCCCGTAGATGAATTAAATGCTGCAATTGCGCCATTAAATACCGCTAATCCGATGGATAACGGATTAAATGCGTTCATGCATATGCTCTCGCAAGAAGCTAATGACCCCGTGGGTACTGGAATGAGTCTTTCACCAGCCAAAAAAGGTAAGGCATCAGCCACCGAAAATGCCATCCAGCAACAGTTAAACGACCTCGCTCAATCACTTCAAAGTAAAGTAATGCAATTTGGTGAGGAAGAGTTCTGGAAAGACTGGTATCACCGCTACCGAAGAAACTCAAAAGAGGGTGATATTAAGATTGCCACCATTACAGGCGTTAAAGGAATGACGTTTGAAAAGATTGATTTAGGAGATATCCACACCAAATACCCTCCTGGCGTATTGATTTTCTCAGCAAAAGAAGCAGAGTATAAAGAGCTGGTATTGCGACGCGATTTGATGAATATGTATTCGCAGTTTGAGTCGTCACTCGACCCTGACGGAATGAGGATGTTTAATAAATACGTTTTCTTCCCCAAATTCCTCCAAGACCCATCGATGATTGACGCTTTGTTCCCACAAACGGTCGATGAATTAAAGGCCACGTCTGAAAATGATGAGCTTGCACAGGATAAGTTCATGCAAGCAGGTCAAGAAGACGACCATCAACAGCATATTTTAGTGCACATGATGGCCAAAAAGACGTGGGCTACATGGGTTCATATTGGAATGCATCAAGAACTTTTGGCGATGCAGAAAAAACAACAACAAGCGCAAGGTCAACCTTCACCCGACCAACAGGAAGAAAAGCCCCACGATAAAGGTGGAGATAAAAAAGGCAAGCCGAATAAGCAAAATCCAATGCAAGCGACCGTACCTTCAATGGGTATGCAAGTACAACAACCGCATTTACCAGCACAAGCAAAAACAATGTAATTATGTCAGGCCCATATACAAGATTTAAGTTAGATAAGAATAATTACCCGTTCCCGAATATGTCGGACGTGGCGAAACAGTCATGGAGCGGACAACCAACCTCATCTTCACTCATTGGTCTCTCTCCCGATACGACTGTCATTGACCTTTCAGTCTTTGGTGGACAATCAGCAAACTCTGCACTCCTTCTAAAGTGGGGAAATGTCGCCGTAACGACATCAAACTTCGATTCTGTTATCCTTTCAGGCGAGCAGAAAATCCTTGCAATACCTCAAAGCGTATTTGGTGCGCCACTGGCATCAGTGGCGGGTGCAGCAGCAGCAAACGGACTTTATAAGCAAATTACAATTATCTCTGCAACCGCGCAGCCATGTTCAGTGTTCGGTGTGGAATATGGAAATTAGTATGGCTCCAAAATTCCTTGAGGAGAAGCTAAAGAAAGAATACGGAAAGAATAGCAAGGTTCCGTATGCAATCATGAACAAGATGGGTGCGATGCACGGGAATAAAGAAACAGCGAAAGGAAAGCAGATGGATAAAAAGCACAAAGCAAAGGTTACTAAGGCAGCTAATAAACACATGGGTAGAAACTACTCATAAAATATATGACAGAATCAAGCGTCAATAATCTTAATGGTGTCCCTAACTTCGGTCATGGTTTCCCAGAGGTCGAACCGAACGGTGAAGTTATGAGCGTAGAAGAAACAAGTCATGAAGAAGAAACAAGCCAAGCCGATGTCCCCGCAGATGAAAGCCAAGAAGAAGAAGTCAATGGTTAGTAATGCGGCTTCAAAGGTCATGTTCGGTAAATAGGTCGAGATTATTAAATAACAAAAATAACTATGGGAATTAGATTACCGTTACAGGCAGTACTAAGTTACTCGAATGCCACCGAAACAGGAGCAGGTTCCGTTTCAGGAGGTATTGCAGTCCCGTTCACAATTCCACAGGATACTGACAACGTTGTGGTGAAGTTCACTGCGTCAATTGCAGGTACTGGCGTCTCAGCTACGTTCCAAACGACTGATGATGGTGGAACGACATGGTGGGATGTTGCTCGTACGAGTATCGTCTCAAACGCAAACAGCACTGTAACCGCAGAATGGATGAACTTGTCGGTTACGGGTTCAGATGGTCGCTCAAGCTCTGTCGTTGCAACAGGGAGCGTCATTGCGGGACCTGGTATTGGACGTGCGGGTGCCTCTACATTAAGCCAGTTGTCATCAAATGGAATGCCAATCTTGAGTCCACAAGCAAGACTTTTCGTTATCATCAACGGTAACATTACGTCGGCAGCTTCAAACTCAATCGGAGCAACCGTGTCAGCTAACAGCCAATCGGCTGGCCGCGGTGCATAACACGATGAACAACTCAAGGATAGCGATGGAGAATATCTCACTTACTCTTGAAGAGCCGACACAAAACATCGGTTCCTTCAAGGAAAGAGAGCAGAAATTAGTAAATCTCATCGAATCCTTGCGTGAAGTTCAGCAGACAAAAGGTTGGAGTTCTTTGAAAAATGAGTTGTTCGACACACTTCCAAATGATTTGAATAAACAAATCAGTGCGGAAGCTAAAAAATTAATCCCAGACACCTACAGGCTTAACCGCCTTACTGGTGAATTGAAATGGGCTGAACGGTTTTCAGACTTGAAAAAGCTTGAGGATGAGTTCAGGGTCGAATTACAAAACGTAAGACAAAAACTGTATGGCAAGACCTAGAAAGAATCCTGAAGACCCGAAATGGTCAGAAGGCGCGACGGAGCGCGTGACTGCTCCTGAAACCCAAGTGCCTGCTGTTGCGCCTGCGCCTGTTGCGTATGTGCAGCAACCGAGACAGTTACGCGTGGAGCGTGTCGGAGCGTACTCAGAACCTCTCGTTCACCATTATCCGCAAGTGCGAGGTGGTGTATGTGAGTTCTGTGGAATCCTCGACCCGAACGTGCCTTCGCAATTCCAGTACAAGTTGTGCCCTCACTATCGAGGTCAGAATCTGTGGTGCTCGTATTGCCCCGCAGAGAAAGACCCTGAGGAGGTGGTACGAGCTTCTAAACTGGAAGTAGTAGACCACCCTGATAAGCCAGGACAAATAATCGTCGTGTGCGATTGTTATGACTGTCAGAAGAAACATCAGGATAGGTTCCGTATATAGTTTTATTCGTGGGCTGGTGCTCGCCAACCAGCAACATTGTGAAAATAAATCAAATCTATGGCAGATGAATTAGACGCGACACTCGATAAACCGAGTGAAGCTGAGCAAAGGATTAAACAGCTCTCTGGCAAAGTTAAAGAAGAGGCCGAAGCAAAAGCGGCAGCGGAAGCGGCTCGTCAGGCGGCTGAAGAAAAAGCAGCAATCGCCGAA